GTTTGTAAAAAATGCAACGGCAAGTAATGGAAATGTCCGAAAAGATTATTAAAACTTATAAATTCAGACTTTATCCAAGCAAGGCTCAAATTAAAAGTTTAGAGCAGACTTTGGATATTTGCCGCGAGTTGTATAACGCCGCTTTGCAGGAACGCCGCGATGCGTGGAAATTGAATCGCGTTTCGGTTGGCTTTTTCGACCAGAGCAGACAATTACCTGAAATTAAAACGATTCGCGGCGACGTTGCCGACGTAAACAGCACGGTTTTGCAGGACGTTTTGCGACGCTTATCGAAGACTTTCGACGCTTTCTTTTCCCGCGTCAAAAAAGGCGAAAAAGCTGGTTTTCCGCGATTTAAAAATCAAAATAGATTTAACTCATTTACTTATCCGCAAGTCGGCAATTCATCGGTCAGAATAGAAAATAACAAGCTGAATCTGCCGAAAATCGGCAAAGTTAAAATAAAACTTTCGCGCCTTGTCGAAGGTCTAATTAAAACCTGCACGATTAAAAGAGAAATTGATAAATGGTTTGTTCTGTTTTCGGTTGAAACGTCGCCGGAAACGCTGCCGAAAACGTGCAAACAAATCGGCATTGACGCCGGAATCGAATCTTTTGCGACGCTTTCGGACGGCACACAGATTGAAAATTTCAGATTCTTTGAACGAACTCAAAAACAATTAAGAAAAGCGCAAAGAAAAGTCGCGCGGCGAAAGAAGTTTTCCAATCAATGGCGCAAAGCCGTTAAACAGGTTTCTAAAATTCACGAGAAAATTAAACACCAGAGAAGCGATTTTCAACATAAAATCTCGACGAAACTAGTAAAAGATTTTGACTTTTTAGCAATCGAAAACCTGAACATTCGAGGAATGAGCAGAGGCTTTTTAGCCAAACAAATCAATGATGCCGGATGGAGCGGCTTCTTTCAAAAACTGAAATATAAAGCTGAAAACGCTGGTAAATCGGTGATGGAAGTCAGTCCCAAATGCACATCTCAAACCTGCATTTGCGGCGAAACAGTAAAAAAGGACTTATCCGTTCGCTGGCATCATTGCCGGAGTTGCGGATTGTCGGAACACCGCGATGTTGTTTCGGCAAAAGTAATTCTGCAACGTGCGCTCGGACAGAGCGTTAAAACGCAAACGTATGCCGTTAGGCAAAGCGTAGTTTTAGAATCTGCTTTATAAATCAGAGTGTCAAAGCCACGAAATGACGGATTTTATAAAACAGAATGTCAATCGCACGAGATGACGAATGATTTGCACCGAGAGTTTGCGGAGTTGCTTTACGCGCTTAAAGGATTCGTCGTTTTGAGCGGTTATTTTTCGAGATGTGCCGCAAATAATAAACAACCGAACAGAATTAAAATAACGGGCTTGCTAATTTTCATAATCCCTTTTTAGTCGTTATTCTTATTTTTAGGTTTGTCGAGAGTTCTCACTATTCCAAGTGTAAGAAAGAAAAGCAAAGTGATTATTATACTCACAGAAGCACTAAAAACTCCGCTAATAATTAACGCAAAAAATGCGCCAAACATAAGCCCGGCAGCACTGAAAAATAGCTGCTTAACTGGAAACTCTCTAAGTTCTTTAACTTCTCGAACTCCGATAATTCTTGTATCTGGCTTAAAACTAAATTTTTCTCCATTTATTAAGGCTTTTATTTTAATAAAGTCTTTGCTGTTGAGTAATAAAGGTTCAACTGCGATAAATTCATCGTCAAATGAAATTGACGGGTTAAGGTTTTCAGGCTTTGTTGAGACTACTTCGGCAGATAAAATCTGAGTACCACCGAAAAAACTGAAATATAACGGCTTTTCAAAATCACCAGTCGCAATTGGCTGATTTCCGTCATTTATTATTTTTAGAACAAACAAACGGACGTTTTTAACAGGCGTTCCTTTATAGAGAATTTGTAAATCGTTTTTTATTTCTTCGCTTGTACTTAGAAGCGGCGTATTAGAGATAACTTCATAGGATAAAGATTTTTTGCTTCTTTGCAATAAATAAATTACAAATCCGGCAATGATAGCTAAAACCGCTATTCCTGAACTGATAATGAATTGCCAAGAAGTGTCACGAAGTATTTCGTTCATTCATTAAGCCTTATCCTTAAAAAGTTTTTTCAATCGTCGCCAAATCTCGGCAATATTCACATCGGCAACTTTTGCGTCATAAGTTTTCAGCGAAACGATTCCTTCAATCAAATCTTCTTTGTCCGTGACTTTTCTGCGCGGTGTGACATCCTTTACCGAGCTTGAAATATCACCGCTTAATAATCGTTTTTGCTGGTCAACAGTCAATTGCAAAAGTTGAATAGTGGTGTCTTTTAATTCAATAGCAGATTCGGCTGCTCGTAATTCCGCTTTGACTAAAGATAACTGCCCTTTGAAATGTTGAATGTTGGCGATGTGTCTTTGCAGTTCTATCTCGGTCGAAGCGTCTGGATAAGCATCAATCGGACTTGCAGGTAATTGCAAATAAACTTCCAAAGCCGTGCGAATCTTATCGAGAGCTTGTTCTGGGTTTTCCGGCGTAACAGTAAAAAGAACCTGTCCGGCTTCGTGGCTTAAATCGGAAGTAGCTTTAACGCCCAAATCTCGCAGAAATTGAGAGAAATATATTAGATATTGCTCGCACGGCGCTTTGACTTCATCGGGAAAGTCGAAGGTTAAAACGATAGAATTATCTTGTTTTAACGATAAAAGTTTGCTTTCGACTTGTCGGTGAGCTTCAGCTAATCCGACAAGCAATTTATTTATAGACGGTTCAAAAGGCGAATCTATAATTTCAAAGGACGCGATTCCTTCTAGACTTGAAGTAAACAGCCTTTCGTTTTTATAAGCCGTAAGCTTTATTCCCAGCTGTTTATTAGTATTTATAAGATTTAAAAACTCTTCTAAGTATTCGCTAAAAGTATATCTCCTTGACCAGTTAGATAAATCAGGCTCAAAAATAAAAGACACTTCAAAAATGCTTTTATAAGGAGAAGAAGTTCTTATTATAGGGCGCAAAAACTCTGGAATGTTTTTGTATTGGTTTGATAAATTCGTGAATTCCGAGATTGAAATTTCTACATATCTTGGACTTAAAGAAATATAAGAAAGAAAGGGTAATTCATTAATATTAGAATTAAATGAAATATTTTCAAAAAATGACGGGAATTCTGTAAATTTGTGAGATAACAGTGTTTTGCTTGTTCCGGTATCGAGCGACCTAATTGTATAAGTTAAGCTATTTGGGCGAAACCACACACCAACTTTTGAATGCTCAATATTCTTGCCGTCTATATATATCGTACCGAAATTTTCTTTTTCAGGGTCTTCGCGTTTTATTTCTATCATCTGCTTTTTACCCTTTAGTTTTTGCTTTTGACGGTCTGCCTGCTTTTGTCTGTAAAATAACTTTATTCGTTAATAGACTTTTTAAGTTCTTCGATTTTCCGTTTCTCCAGCGCCTCGAAAATTAAATCCATCCATTCAGGAATTTCAACCGCGCCCGTTTCGTAGCGTGAGATTGTGTTCGTTGCAACGCCTAAAATTTTTGCCAAGTCAACTTGCGTTAATCCTAATCTCTCGCGCTTTTGTTTTAATTCTGCTTTTTCCACGTTGCTGAATATACATAAATTGTTTATAGCTCGCAAATTCCTGTATTAATATCTACACAATGTGTTGACATATCAGCAAAATGTGTAGTAAAATTTATTTGCAAGTCAGAAATGACTAATCAACAACAGGAGACAAAAAATGATTGAACTGAAAACCCGCCGGGAACTCGAAAACGCAATAAATAAAGCTAAATCCGAAGCTAAAAACTTGGTCGTTCGGATGACTAACGCATCGCGTATGTATCGCGTCGAAAGCAAACAAAGCGGCAATGTTTACACCGTCAATTTCTTTATCAGAAACAATCGCAGGTACGGGCATTGCAGCTGCAAAGCGGGACTAAACAATCTCGCCTGCAAACATCTGGCTGCTGCGGCGGCTCTAAATATGTCTTTGGCTGAACGCGGACTTCTCCAAACACGAAAACCAGCCGTGAGTGTTGGTTAAAACAAAAAGCAGAGGTGATTCGCACTCACCTCTGCTTTTCTACCTTCCATTAAAAAACGAAAGGAACCAGTTATGTCTAAGAATACAACAAATATCTTATCGCTTCCAAAATTAGCGATAAAGCTCAATACACGAATCACGGATTCGTGTCCGCTCTGCGGTGAAGCGACAAATCCCAATATCGGAGTCGAGGTGGTTGACGATGAAACGGGACTGGTCGTTTGCCGACGTTGCACGCTCCGACACGCGCCTGAATTGGCTTATTTGATGTCGTTGTCCGATACCGCAAGATTACTTGCCGTTTCGGAGCGCGAATTTGGCGTTAAATACGAAAACAATTTCAGTTGGAATGAATTCAGCGAGCGCGACAACGTGATTCAGTTTCCCGTAATGGAGGTGGCGAGATGATTTTTCCCGACACTCCGCACGGTAACGCAAAATCCGCATTAGAGGTTTTATTCAAAATCAAAGCATTGTTCCGGCTCTTGATTCTGATTGACGATGAAAACAGTCTCGCCAAAATGAGCGAAATGGATTTCATCGAGACGATTCAAACGACGGGCGAATTAGGCGAGGATGAGGTTGGCAAAGCGGTTCATTTTGTTTCGATGATTGAAACTCAAACAAATGATTCAACCGAAAGTCTTGAGGAAAGATTCACTTTGCCCGCGCTCGTTTCAGCCGTTCTCAAACACCGGGACGCGCCTGAGCCTTTAACGGATTGTATCGGCGACGCATTATCGTTTATGTCGCAATACGCCGACCGGGACGCGCCGCACACGATTGAAGTCTTTCTCGACGCTTATCGCAGAAACGGCGACGGCGCGCGTATCGAAGTCACCAGAGCGAACGGCGTTTCCGTTGTCGGAGAAGATGAAAGCTCGGCTTGAAAAGCTCCGCAGGAAAATCTGTCAACTGCCGACGGAAGAGCAATCTTTTATTCGGCAGTTGATTGAAGTCGTTGAAAGAGAAGTTGACCGGAAATTGATGGAAAAATCAGGCGCGGTCAAATGGTGCGGCAAAGGAAAGCATTTCGTCCTGCGCTCGAATTTTTACGCTCGCAAAAACGGTTTGCGCGCCGAATGCAAGGATTGCGGTTATGGAAAGAAAAATCTGCAAAACTTATAAATTCAGAATCTATCCGACGAAATCTCAGGTGAAAACCTATGAGCATTGGCTGGATTTATGCCGCGAATTATACAACGCCGCTATGCAGGAACGGCGCGAAGCGTGGAAGCTCGAAAGAAAAAACATTACTTTTTTCGACCAGCAAAGGGTATTGCCGGAAATAAAAGCCGTTCGAGAAGATTTGGCGGAAATTTACAGCCAAGTTTTGCAGGACGTTTTGCTGCGATTGGATAAAGCATTTAAAGCGTTCTTTGCTCGCGTGAAAAAAGGAGAAAAAGCGGGCTATCCGAGATTTAAAGGCAAGAACCGTTACGACAGCTTCACGTTTACGCAAAGCGGCTTTGATTTAAATGATAACAAGCTGCGGCTCTCGAAAATAGGATTGGTCAAAATCAAACGGCATCGGAACATTGCCGGGAAAATCAAAACACTCACGATTTCGAGAAGCAAAACCGGAAAATGGTTTGCCTGTTTTGTCGTGGAAACAGATGAAAATTTGCTTGAGCCGACCAATCAGCAAGTTGGCGTTGATGTCGGTATTAAATCTTTTGCCGTTTTATCCGACGGCGGCAAAATTGATAATCCGAAATTCTTTCGCCGTGATGAGAAAGACTTGGCAAAAGCGGAGCGAAAGAAAAACCGGAAACGAGCGGCAAAGATTCACGAAAGAATCAAAAATCGCCGCAATAACTTTATTCACCAAACATCTCGTTATTTGGTGAATAAGTTTGATTTGATTGTTTTCGAGAAGCTGAAAATCTCGAATATGGTCAAAAACAAATATCTCGCAAAAAGCATTTCCGATGCGGCTTGGGGAAAATTGATTGAACTTTGTCTGTATAAAGCTGAGAACGCTGGACGGAAAATGATTCAAGTCAATCCTAAAAACACATCTCAGAATTGCTCAGGATGCGGCGCGAGCGTGAAAAAAGATTTGTCCGAACGTACGCATCATTGCATAGGCTGCGGTTTGACTTTAGACCGTGATTTGAACGCCGCCAAGAATCTTCTTGCTTTGGGATTACAAAGCATTGGTAACCAATCCATAGAAGCCGCTTCCAATCGTTAGATTGGCTGCGGAGTAATCACGCGGTTATCCGTCGAAAATCTACGAAGAACTGTTTGAAGAAAAAGGCTGGCAAAGAGTAGATAAAGAAGCGCGAATCTTAGGCGGCGGCAAAAAAACCGAATGTCTTTGGCTTAGCCCGCGCACTGTTGCAGCTTTGGATTCTCAAAATCAAAATTAGAATTCCCAATCGGCAAGCATAAAGGAATCAAATAGCAACACAATATTAGGAAATTGCTAATAGGCGGCGGCGAAAAGCGGAAAACAACCGCTCGCACAAAAATCTTTAATCTTCCACTTGGTATGAACAAGAACTTATCAGGCGGATTATTCGCTCAGAAACCGAAACAACTCGAAATCAAGGAAACTCCCCTCTCCGCACAATTCGCTCAATATCTCAACACGCAAAAGGTCTATCACGACCGCCTTAATTCGGGAAAAGTAAACGTCGTTAAAAAATACTTTTGCTGGAAGACAAGCCAGTGGAAAGAGTTTTCCAACTGGCTTTGGCTCTGTAAAGAAGGGACGCCCGACAGATATTTCCTATTGCCTCTAAAAATCGGCGATTTAGTGCTTGCAGTAACTTGTTATGTCGAAGTCAAAACGCGCGGCAAAAAGCCCGCGCGTGAACAGCTCGTCAGGCATCAGGAGTTGCGAGAAAGCGGCGCAATCGTCATCATTGCCGACTCGCTCGATTCATTTATCACTCAATTCAAGGAAGTAAAAAATAAAATTGATTCGCTTTTCCCCGAAAGCTGATTCCTGTTGACTTTTAAAACGAAAACTAATATAAACGATTGATGACGGTCGCATCTACCGAGAGCGGCATTCATTAAAACTCCCAATACAATCTATCAACTTCTTAAAAGTGCAACCGCTTGTGATTATTCCGCCGCCAACTTAATTGATGGGAGCGACTTCTACGGATTTAATACCGATGCTTTGTAACCCCAAAGCAAGAATATTTAGAGCGGCGTTTTCGTCGCGGTCTAAGGTTAGAGCGCAATTTGTGCAATGATGAACACGAACCGACAAGTCTTTTTTGACTAATTCGCCGCATCCAGAGCAATTCTGAGATGTGTTTCGCGGGTTGACTTGAATCATTTTCCGTCCGGCGTTTTCAGCTTTATACGAAGTCAGTTCAAATAATTTATTCCACGAAGCGTCATTGATGCTCTTAGCAAGTTTAGAGTTTTTGACCATATTCGAGATTCTTAATTTCTCGAAAACAATCAAATCAAAATTGTTTACCAAATAACGGGATACTTGATGCGCAAAGTTATTGCGGCGATTTTTAATTCTTTCGTGAATCTTTGCCGCGCGTTTTCGGTTTTTCTTTCTTTGCGCTTTTGCTAAATCTTTTTCATCTCTCTTAAAAAATTTCGGGTTGGCAATTTCGCTGCCGTCAGAGAAAACAGCGTAAGACTTTATGCCGACATCAATTCCTATTTGTCGGTTAGTCGGCTCAAAAATTTCTTCTTTTGTTTCCACGACAAAACACGCAAACCATTTTCCCGTCGAACTTCGAGTAATCGTCAAAGTTTTGATTTTGCCGACGATTTCACGATGCCATTTGATTTTGAAAAGTCCGAGTTTGGAAAGGTGAAGTTTGTTTCCTTTCAGAGCAAAACCGCTTTGTGCGAATGTGAAACTGTCATACCGATTTTTACCTTTGAAACGCGGAAAGCCCGCTTTTTCTCCTTTTTTGATTCGACTGAAAAACGCTTTGAAACCTTTGTCCAAACGCCGCAAAACGTCTTGCAAAACTTGAGAATGGATTTCGGCAACATCTTCTCGAACGGCTTTGATTTCAGGCAAGACGTTTTGCTGGTCAAGGTAAGAAATACTTTTTCTTTCGAGTTTCCACGCCTCGCGCCGTTCGCTCAAAGCGGCATTATAAAGTTCACGGCACAATTCCAGAGTGTTCTCAAGTTTTGCGGTCTGGGACTTACTCGGATAAAGCCTGAATTTATAAGTTTTGATTACCGTTTTCGACATAACTCAATAGCGATTGCATTCCTTGCAGGTCGAGCGCAGACCGCCCGTCTTTCGAGGGTAAAAGTTCGTACGCAAGACGAAGTGCTTGCCCTTGTTACACCATTTGACCGACGCGCCCCGGATTATCAATTTCCGGTCAATTTCGCGCTCCAAGACATCAATCAACTGCCGAATAAAGATTTGTTCTTCGGTCGGCAGTTGATTGATTTTTAGTGCGATTTGCTCAAATCTCTCCTTCATCTTCACCGACTACCGAAACGCCGTTAGCGCGTGTTACTTCAATACGCGCGCCATTGCCGTTTCGCTTGTATGCGTCAAGAAAGACTTCAATCGTTTGCGGCGCGTCGCGGTCGGCGTATTGCGACATAAATGAGAGCGCGTCATTGATACAATCCATTAAAGGCTCAGGCGCGTCCTTGTGCTTTAGAACGGCGGAAATCAGCGCGGGCAGGGTGAATCTTTCCTCAAGCCCGGAAACCTCGTCGTTCGTATGCAGTTCGACTAAAGAAATATGGTGCAGCGCCTGCCCGACCAAATCTTCGCCTAATTCGCCTGCCGTTTGAATGGCTTCGATAAAATTCATCTCGCCTAATTTGTGAACGGAATTGTCATCGTCAACTAAAATCAGCAGCCGAAATAATCCTTGAAGCCGGAAAAGTGTTTGTTGCGCCGCCTCTGCGTTGCCGCGCGGGGTGTTCGGGTAATCGGTTTTCATCTTGCGGACACCTCCTTGCGGCGAAACGGCACAACATTGTCGCGCTCTCTGAACTCATTCCAAGTCATTCCGCGTGTCACAGAGACGCCGAACTCTTGCTCGGAAACGGCAAGCAATCTTGCCGTATCGGACAACGACATCAAATACGCCAATTCAGGCGCGTGAGAGAGCGTGCATTTTCGGCAAACTACTAATCCCGTTTCATCGCAAACGACTTCGACGCCGATGTTCGGATTAGTCGCCTCACCGCATAACGGGCAAAGGTCGGTAATTCGTGTGTTTAATTTAATCGCTAATTTTGGAAGCGATAAGATATTCGTGATATTCTTTTTCATAACTAACTCCTTTCGTTATTCATAATGGAAGGTAGAAAAGCAGAGGTGAATGCGAATCACCTCTGCTTTTTGTTTTAGCCAGCACTTACGGCTGGTTTTCGATTGAGAAGTCCGCGTTCGGCGAGACTCATATTTAGCGCAGCCGCAGCAGCCAAGTGTTTGCAGGCGAGATTGTTTAGTCCCGCTTTGCAGCTACAATGACCGTAGCGGCGTGAGTTTCTGATAAAGAAATTAACGGTGTAAGTGTTGCCCGAAATTTTACTTTCGACACGGTACATACGGGCTGCGGTGGTCATCCGAACGACTAAATTTTTAGCTTCGGATTTGGCTTTATTGATTGCGTTTTCCATTTGTCGGCGGGTTTTTAATTCAATCATTTTCTTTTATCCTTTTTGATTAATTCGTCGTTTCCGACTCTTTAGATATTATACGGCTCGTATAGTTATTTGTCAATACGATTCGTATAGTTTTTGCGTTTTTTTTATACGATTCGTATTATTAATATCTATATGAACGGAAGCGAGCTAAGAGAGAAACGAAAGCAGTTGAAACTAACTCAAGAGCAATTAGCCCAAGAGTTAAAAGTAACTGCAAACACTATCGCCAGGTGGGAAAGAAGCGAGATGGCTATTCCGCCTTTTCTTGAACTTGCAATCAAAACAATCGAACGCGAAAAAGGAGAGCAGACCGCCGAAAGCGAAGAATAAAAATGAGCAGGATTGAACGGAAAGATAATCTTCAAGAACCGGAAGAATTTGAAGTTTTTACAGATGAAGAAAAACACGCCTTAGCAAAGTCTTTTGTCTTTATACCAAGCAAGGATGAGATTGAAAGATTTACGGAATGGGCGCGTTTCGCTCAATTTGAAAGCCTTGTCTTAAGCAATTTGATTGAAGGTCGGGCAAAGATTACCGCCATTAACGAAAACGGCGCTCCGCAATTTGAACTCATTAAAAACAAAGAAAGTGAAGTAAATAATTTTATGGGGAAAATCGAACCGCGTGAAGGCGTTGAAGTTTACGTCAGCGTAAAATGCAATGTCATTATTAAACAGGAAACCAGCTTTGGTGAAAATATGATTATTATTCACCCGGACGATGTGCCGAAAGTTATCGAATTTCTACAGGAAGCTCTTCAGCAAGCTCTTAATTGTGAGCCGGAAAACGACGAAAACGAAGTATGAAGATTAACATTGACGAATTAATCAATAAACTAGAATCCGATGGTTTTATCCCTATTCGTGTTATTTATCAAAAATCCCCAAGAATTGACGTATTAACGCGCGGCGATTTGGACTATTTTCTGAAATCCGTTAAATCTCTCGGAGAAAAGGCAGTTTTCATCTCCGAATATATTTTTGACGAATCGTATTTTATTTATGAGCCGGAAACAAAGGTTTTAGGTTCTTATAACAAAAGCGGCGAAACTGTGCTTGAAAATACAATTCATTTGCCGGATGTAAAGCCGGAATTAAATGACTTTAAGCAGTATATCGGTGAAGCTGCGGTTTTAATTTTATCGTCCGTTTACCGAGATAAAACCTTGACCTATCTTCATAACGCTGGTTGGTATGACGAATTTCAACTGTCGGAAAGCGAGGCGATTGAAGCGATTGACGCTAACGAGCAAAAATTAAGAGCCGAGCGCGAAACAAATCAGGCATTACAAGACGAAGAAAACAGAAAACAAGAAGCCGTTTTAATTGAGAAACTAAAGGCTTTGGTGGATGATGAAAAATTTACTCGACTTGAAACGCAAAGAGCAATGCAATCATACGCTTTGGAACTAATGCCGGAACTTGCGGACTTGTCGTCATCAGTTTTTAAAAATGAGATTCAGCTTTTAAGTGACAGGGTAAAAACGAGAAAACTTTTAAATAAAACTTAACAGGGATATTAAATAATGAGAGCCTTTCAAATATATCTAAGCTAAAAAGTCTCTTTTTCTTTTGCGAAAAAATAATTTTGTAAAGCCGAATTAAGTTATTCTTTAAAATTATTCAAACTTAGTTGACTTTCGGTTTAAGAAAAGTTATAAAACTTTGAGGACGCTTTAGATTTCTACTCGCGTCAATAACTCCCAACACAATTAAATCTAAAATTACTGCGACAACCGCTTTTAAATAAATCTATACCCTTAGTTTGGCTCGACTCGGACTTTGTAGGAAGCCTTGCCTAGAATCTTTCCCGGCTTCTGCCAGATTCCTTCCGCTTATCCGCCCGAAACACGTCCCCGAGACTTTTTATTAATTCCGAGTTAACCGAGCAAATTAAGGCGTTTCATCAAAAAAACAAAATGGAAAACGCTATTCTCCTGAAACAAAATCTGCTCGATTTATCACGCCTTCCCGAAAACAAACCTTTTAAATCCATTCTTCGGCAAGCTGCCGATTCAATCAGAAACACGGCTTTCGGTTACAACCGCGAAGTCACGAAAAAGAAAATAATCCGCTTGCTCGACGCCGCAAACGGCGGCTACGACTGTCTCGAAATTGACGACTTCGTTGACGAAACCGGTTTGCCCGAAACCGAGCTGCGTCCCGCTTTGATCGAGCTTGAAAAAGCAGGAAAAATTGAAAAGGACAAACGCCGTAGGTGGCAGGAACCCGGAAAACACTACAACGATCTCTGGTTGTTAAAGAAATAAATTATTCGAGATTCAAGTTTAAAAAGCGGTTTCATACCGCTTTTTTTTATTCGGGCATTATCTGCAATGATGCCTCGCAGGGCAGTTCCACACAGAAGCCGTCAGGCTTGCTGGTTTCGGCTTTGCCGCGTGAGCCAACAATTCATGCAGCATCAATTCCAAAAAAAAGCGGTCAACCGACCGCTTTTTTTATTTCCGGCATTATCTGGAATGAGGTTAATGCCGCTCATGTTGACTCCCGAAAAATTACGTCAAATCTGCCCGATGCCGGGCGCGAGAGCTTTAGAATTGCTGCCGCTGCTCGCAGCGGCAATGGTTGAGTTCAAAATCACATCCAGAACGCGCGCAGCAGCTTTCCTTGCGCAGTGCGGACACGAATCAATTGATTTTAAAGTCTGGACGGAAAATCTGAACTATTCCGCTTCCGGTCTTTTAAAAACTTTCGGCAAATATTTTAACGTCGCTACAGCTAACACATACGCCCGCAATCCGCGAATGATTGCCAATCGCGTGTATGCCAATCGAATGAGAAACGGCGCGGAGCAATCGGGCGACGGCTGGCGTTATCGCGGGCGCTGTCCGATTCAAGCCACCGGCAAAGAAATGTATGAGTGGCTTTCCGAAGCTCTCGGTTTGGATTTAGTCAATAACCCGGATTTGCTGCTCGAACCCAAAACCGGTTTGCGCGCAGCGTGCGCGATTTTCGCCGTCAACAAACGCTGCAACCAGCTTGCCGACCAATTAACCGGCACGGGCGACGCGGTTGATCTGGCGAGATTCGATAGAACGACGAAAGCCATCAACGGCGGATTGAACGGCGCGGCGGACAGGCGCGCTCGATACAAACGAGCTTTGGCGGTTTTGACGAAAAATTTCACGCTGAAGCCGTCATCGTCAGATGCAGCGAGTTCGCCGACGAAAGCGGTAAAACCGGATGTAAAATGTCCGAATCCGAACTGCAATTATTCAGCCGCGCCGCCCGTATGTACGAAGTGTGGAACTTTAGTTGCGGACGGTGCGGCTAACTCCGCTACTAATGAATCCGGCTCCGCTACTAACACCGTCCAACCGACTGAAGGTTCGGCATCTGCTTCGGTCAAAGACTTCACCAAAAAATATTTAGTCCACACTCCCACCGATTCGGTTAAAAACATCTTTTTCGTTATTTGCGCCCGAATCGCTTCAACCGCTACAGCGTTGTGGAATTTTGGCTTTACCGGGCGCGCGCTGCTGTTTCTCATCGCTTTCGCGGCTATTGTGCCAGTCGTGATTGCCGTCACTTATTACCGCCCTCGACTGATTGATTGGGGCAAGCAAATCTGGGACGGATCCTTCGGAGAATGAAAAAACAAATTCTTTTAGTTGGAGCAGGAACAATGAAACATCACTTAGTCAGTTTGTTGGGTTTAGCCGTGGGTCTGGGCTTTGCGCCGATGCCCCGCGCCCGCGTTGAATTTCCTGAAATTCAAAAAGGCAAATCAACAACCTTGGACCGCCTTAATCCATTTGTAGTTTCCGCGATTGAAAAAGCGGAAGCGAGACGCAAGAAGCGCAATCAAAAACGGGTTCAAAATCGCGCAATCGCATAATGAAAATTAAAGAATTCTGTAAAACTCCGACCGGCGTTGTTTCAATTTTAGCCGCGCTTTTTATCTTAGCTTTTCTCGCCATCGCCGTTTACGATTGGGGGCGCGAAAAAAGTATTAACTCACAGGTTAACACTCGAACGACCGAAGCGACTCGCCAAATTGGAATTGCCGAACAATCCACAGCGAACGCAAACGTCTCACAAGCAACTCGCCAATCCGAAGACACGCGGCGCGAAAAAGTCATTGAGCCGCGCCGCCGCGACGATACCGCCAAATCCGCCGATGCCCGACAAAGAACAGCACGGGCAAAACAAAATTATGAAAATTCCAGGACCTCTAATTTTAATCGCACTGTTTCTGACGCTGACCTTCATCGCTCCAACTGCGATGAATTGTCAAACCTCTTCCCCGGCGAGCAATTCGCAGATTGTCAGTAAAGAACAAACCGTTGCTCGCCTCGTTTCGGAAGTCAAAGCCGCCCGCACCCTCGTCAACGCTCAAAACGACCAAATCGCGGCTCTCGAAAATCAGGTTAAAACCGAAACCGAAAACTCAACCTCACTCAATCGCAGTTACCAGAATGCCAAGTCAGAAATAAATTCTCTGCGAGCTGCGAACGATGCTCTGACGAAGGCTATTGTCCTCAATGAACAAACAATAGCCTTACTTCAGGGCGACCTCCGCGAAGAGCGGGCAAGCAAAAAGAAATGGCGTTCAAGGACATTTAAAGTCGGAGCGACGCTTGCCGCCATTGTCCTTACGAAAATGTTATGACCGATTTTAAATCAATCTTCATCGCCGGCGTCTCCGCCTCTCCCAGTTTCGTTTTCGCGTTCGCCGAACCCGAAACTCTCGCCATTATTTCTTCAATCGTTTTGCCGATTGTTTTTTTTATTGCTTCCAAAGCAATTGACGTTCTGGTTCAGATTTATCTTCGCCGCGCACCGAAGCGAAAAATAGTTGAACAGGAAAGTTGAAAAATGCCGAAAGAATACGCGCCCAGCCCGGAAGTTGAGCATATTGCCGAAAACTTGATCTCAATACTCAAGCCCGAGCTTGAAGCGTTGGAGATTCGCTATATTTTCTGCAATGAGAACCCGAAAAAAGACGGTCAGGAAAAAGCCGGATTAATGCGAAAAATTACCGGGCTGAACGCTTATCTGGCTGGACATCCGGAAGGTTTTTTTGTTTTGGAGACGGGAAAGCCGGCTTTCGATGCGATGACAGGGGCGCAGCAAATCGCATACGTCCACCACGAATTATGTCATCCGGGCGTCAATGAGCAGGGAAATTTAGCTTTGATTCCGCACGACGTGGAGGAATTCAACGAAGTTGTAGAAGTTCACGGCGCTTATGAAAACAGCCTTGTTTTGTTCGGCAATGCACTTAAAAAAGGCGATGGCGATTCCGCAACGCGCGAAGAATTGATTCAGCGATTATTAAATGGCTAAAACATCGGCAAAGGATATTACATACCAAAATCTGGTCGCACAAGCCGTCGCGCTGCGCAGCGCCAAAACTCCGTACGATGAAATCATCGCTGCGCTTGGACATTGGAACTCAATACAAGCCTGTCAAAAGGCGGTCTCCGCTTATCTGAAGCGAAACCAGACCAAAGTCGTCGAAGACAGTCGTGCAGAATCAATCGCATTATTGGAAGATTTAATTTTCGAGCTGAAAGCGAAATTTAAACTTAATAAGTCAATTTTAATCTCCCGCGAAATTAGAAACCTCAACGACCAGATAAACAAATTGCAGGGCAATTACGCGCCGACGAAACTCGCTCACGAAGGCGATTTAGGTTTTGAAATCATCATCCGCGATGAAACGGACAAGCCGAAACAGTAAAAAAGTTGAAATATACTTACCCAAACTTCACGCCAAACAACAGCTTGTAGATTCGTCAAAAGCTAAATTCAAAATTTGCGCGGCTGGACGGCGCGGCGGAAAAACGACCTACGGCGCGCGAAAAGCCGCTCGCAGCTTGCTCGCTCATCGCCGCGTTTTGCTTGCCAGTCCGTCGCAAAATCAGGTCGACGCTTTCTGGGATAAATTACGCGAATGGTTTTACGATGCGATTGAAGCCGGAGCAGTCATTAAAAACGAGCAGCGCCGAATTATGACTTTGCCCGGCAATGTGCGCGGAAGAATTGAATGTCGGACGGCTCGTTACGCCAACGATTTGCGCGGCGGTTTTGCTGATGAAATTATTCTCGATGAATTCGCTTATTTGAAAGACGCCGAAATCGCGTTGCACGAAGTTATCGAGCCGATGCTGCTCGACATGGATGGCGACCTCGATATTTATTCTTCACCGCGTGCGGGTAGTTATTTCAACAAAATTTATAAACAGGTCGAAGCCGGTTTGATGGAGGAATGGGAATCATTTCATTTTATTTCTTCCGACAACCCGACGCTTTCGACCGACGCTTTAAAACGGCTCGAAACCAATTCCAAAGCGCGCGGCGGAAGTCGAGCTTACGCACAGGAAATTCTCGCGCAAATTTTGGATGAAGTCGAAGGCGCGATGTGGAAACGGGCGTGGATTCATCACGAACCAGTTCCGGCAGGCGTCCGGCTGATTCGTATTGTGGTTGCCGTTGATCCGGCGGTTTCAGCGACCGCCAAATCGGACGAAACCGGCATTATCGTTTGCGGCAAAGGCTCAAACGGAAAATACTACGTTCTTGCAGATTATTCCGGCATTTATACACCGCACGGCTGGGCGAAAAAAGCCGTCGAAGCGTACGAAGAATTTAAAGCCGACAAAATCGTTGCCGAAAAAAACAACGGCGGCGATATGGTTAAAACAACTCTCAAAACTGTTAATAAATCCGTTCCCGTTAAGCTAGTTTGGGCATCGCGCAGCAAAGACGCCCGTGCCGAGCCGATTGCATCGCTTTACGAAGACGGAGAAGTTTGTCACGCCGAAATGTTTCCGTTTTTGGAGGAACAAATGATGACCTGGACAATTGAAGCGGATTTCAGTCCCGATAGGAGGGACGCATTGGTCTGGGGATTGTCTGAATTAGCGTTGACGGATTCAGGCGCAGCCGGCTTCTAAATATATTCAAATTCAATTCGGCTAATAATTGCGTCAACCGGGCATTTATTATGCTCGCTGAAAAATCGAATAAATTCAGACGGCGACATTTCGGGAAAGCCTTCCGCGACACAATCGGTTTGAGTCATTTGATTGAGCGGTTCGCGCCGAAAGCCGGTAATACGGATTCTCGCTAAAACGACCGGCTTTTCTCTTTTGCACACTCAAAAACAACCGCTCAATAAAATTTATCTAAACTTAAAGAGGCTCATAAAGAGTCTCTTTTGCTTTTGCGCGGAAAAGGGAAAGCCGCAAAATGCTTGAGAACTCACCGCTTTTTTACAACCGCCGCAACTTCTTACACCTTTTTATGGAAACTCAAAATCCTGACATTTCAACAGCCGTCGAGCGTCTTTCAGCGCAGCGCTCATCGCTTCAACAGTTTTACGATTATTGACACTCTCCAGCCTAACGCTGAATCTTGTTGCTTGGAGATTCTAAAGACACGCTTTGCCTATCGGCATACGTTACGTCTTTACGGGCAAGCCCTGCCCGATTAAGAATTATTTTTGCGCTGACAATATCACGATGCAGAGATAAACCGCATTTTTCGCATTTATGCCGACGAACCGATAAGTTTTTCTTAACGCCCGCGCCGCAAATACAGGTTTGACTTGTGCCTTTGGCGTCAACTTTCCAAACTCTTTTACCAGCGTTTTCAGCTTTGTATTCGAGTAGATTCAGAAAGTTTCCCCAACTCGCATCGGATATGCTTTTTGCAAGATGATGATTTTTCACCATATTGCGGATTTGCAGATTTTCAACTGCGATTTCATCAAATCTTTTAATTAAATTCGTGCTTTGTTTGTGCAGGAAATCCAATCTTTGACGTTTGATTTTCAGGTGTTGTTTTCGTAGTAAACGAACTGCATCCTGACGGTTATTACTGCCTTTTTTCTTGCGCGACAGCTTTCTCTGCAAGCGTTTCAATTTTCTTTCGGCAACGCGCAAAAAGCGCGGATTTTCTATTTTCTCGCCGTTCGATAGCGTTGCGAAATTTTCCAGCCCGACATCAACGCCGATTGTCGCGCCTGTTTTCTCAAGAAGTTGTTTTTCGATTTCAGCCGTAAAAATTACGAACCAGCCGTCAACCTCTCGTTTAATCTGACAGGTTTTGATTTTGCCTTCGATTTCACGGCTCAAGCGGATTTTAAAGCTGCCGATTTTGGAAAGAATCAACCTATCGCCTATCAATTTAAAACCTGCTTGCGGATAGCAAAACGAGTTATAGCGGCTTGCGCTTTTGAAACGGGGAAAACCCGCTTTTTCACCTTTTTTGACTCTGCCGAAAAACGCTTTGAAAGTTTTGTCGAGGCGATTTAAAACATCCTGCAAAACCTGAGCATAGACCGCATTTAAATCTTCTCTGATTTTTTTTACTTCCGGTAATTGGCTTTGTTGGTTTTTATGTGAAATCGAGATTAGATTAAATTTCCAAGCGTCGCGCCTTTCCTGTAACGCGGCGTTATACAACTCGCGGCAAAGCGTAAGTGTTTCTTCAAATTTCGCCGCAACCGCTTTTGACGGTCTGCAAATTTTGAATTTATAGGTTTTGATAGTCTTTTCGGACATCCTTTTTAAATCAATACCGATTACATTCTTTACAGGTCGAACGCAGACCGCCCGTTTTGCGAGGGTAAAAGTTCGAGCGTAAGACGAAATGTTTGCCCTTGTTGCACCATTTGACCGACGCGCCTTGAATTATCAATTTGCGGTCAACTTCGCGCTCTACGACATCAATCAACTGCCGGATAAAGATTTGTTCTTCCGTCGGCAGTTGATTGAATTTGTCCGCTAATTGCTCAAATCTCTCCTTCATCTTCTCCGACAACCGAGACGCCGTTAGCGCGCGTCACCTCAATGCGCGCCCCGAATCCGTTTTCTTCGTAAGCCGACAGATACATCTCGATAACTTCCGGCGTTTCATCGTCGGCGTATTGAGACATAAAAGACAAAGCATCGTGAATCGTGTCTTTCAAAGGCTGCGGTGTGGCGGGATTATTCAAGACCTGTGAAATCAATTCAGCCAACTCTTTTTTACCCGTTTTTTCCTGCGCCTCCGGTTTGTCCGGTTTTTCCTGCCCGTCTTTTCTTTCCTGCGAGTAAGCGAAGTTGTCGAGCAGCGAGACATAATGCACTGCTCGTCCTACCAAATCTTCTCCTAACTCGCCCGTATATTGAATCGTTTCGATAAGACTCATCTCGCTTAATCTGCTCAAGGAATTTTCATCGTCAACGAGAATCAAGAGCCGAAACAGGGCTTGCATTTTGAATAAAACCTGTAACGCGGATTGCGCGTTTCCGTGCGGAGTATTGGGAAAATCTTTCATCTTGCCACCTCCAATTTTCTAAACGGAATCACATTGTCGCGGTCGGAAAAATCAGCCCAACTGAAATTGTTTTCAACGCGCGCGCCGAACTCTCGTTCGGAAACGGCAAGTAATCTGGCTGTGTCGGAAAGAGACATCAGGTAAGCCAATTCAGGCGCGTGTTGGAGCGTGCACGCGCGGCAAACCACTAATCCCGTTTCATCGCAAACGACCTCGACGCCGATGTTCGGGTTGGTTGCTTCATTGCATAACGGACACGAATCCGTGATTCGTGTATTTAATTTAATCGCTAATTTTGGAAGCGATAAGATATTTGTTGTATTCTTAGACATAAGCAAAGTCCTTTCTTAATTGATTGGATTGGAGGCTTAGACAGGTTTGGTAGAACTTGCCTAAGCCTTTTTGTTTTAGTTGGTTCTTTCAACGTAGATTTGAATCAAACGGCTAGCCGCGCGGTGATAACACGGATAACCTTTTCGATGCGCTTCACACTGACAAGTGCCGTTGGCGGTGTAGATTTGCCCGCTTCGCTCGGAAAGCATTAAAAGCGAGTGCGAATCGTGGTTATAAGTCATAAACGGGTTGTTTTCGATTTCAACCGTCGCTTTGGCGATTGCGTTAATCCAGCGTTTGCCGTTCTCTTGTCGCGGGTTGATTTTTGCAATTGATTCGGCGGCGATTTCACCTAATAGTTCTTTGTTGATTTCGGTTGCTACGTTCATTTCTTTTCTCCTGTTTTCGGTTAATTAGTCATTTCTGACTTACAAATAAAGATTAACAGATTCGTTAATCTTTATCAATAGAAAATTAACATTTGTGTTAATCTTTTTAGTGATTTATCATTTTGCCGATGAATAAATTGACTGCAAAACAAGTTGCTGGAAAATTAGGCGTAAATGACAGTCGCGTAAGGCAGTTGATTAAATCAGGCAAGCTGCCAGCCGAAAAATACGGCAATCTTTGGTTAATTAATGAAGAAGATTTAGAACTTGTACAGAATCGTAAACCGACAGGCAGACCGCCGAAAGCGAAGATTGAAGGTGAAAAATAAATACTATGGGTGTAGTACCTCCAACCGTAAATACAACTCCAAAACAATTCTGCTTTGTCTTGATGCCGTTCGACGAGGCTTTTGACGATGTTTACAACTTAGGTATTAAAGAAGCCTGTAAAAGCGCCGGAGCTTATTGCGAGCGAATAGATGAACAGATATTTAGTGAAAGCATTCTGGAACGAGTTTACAATCAAATCTCGAAAGCCGACATTATTATTGCCGATATGACGGGGCGTAATGTTAATGTCTTTTATGAAGTCGGCTATGCTCACGCTTTAGGTAAGTCAGTCATTTTGCTTACTCGAAATGCGGATGATATTCCTTTTGATTTAAAGCACTATCCTCACATTGTTTACGGAGGCAAAATTACTAGGCTGGTCGAAGCATTGGAACGCAGGGTGAGATGGTGCGTAGAAAATCCCCGGCAAATGCTAAGCAAGGTTGATTTGAATCTGGAGTTTTTTCTGGAGGGGAAGAAGTTGGAAGAGAATGTCGAGGTGCAAAAATCTTTCAAGGATTTCAACGCCGTCACAGACATAATTTTTCGTTTGAATGTACACAACACCGATAGAAGTATATGCGATGCGTCTTTCGTGGAACTTGGCTTGATATTACCGAAAGAATTTCGCAGATTGAATACAAGCACCTCGGCAGTTACTTTATCGGATAATGAATATATGCATCTTCTCAAAGGCATCGGCAAGCTTCTTCCGGGCGGCTGGACGGGGCTTGATGTTAAAACGTATGTCAACAATGCGGATGAATTAAAAAACAGAAAGTTGGATTGCTGTTTGCGCATATTTTCAGAATTGGGTACGAGAGATATTCCGTTCAAACTTTTGACTTGAACCAGCGTTCTTGGCGTACATTATTCCTAACAACCGCTCAATAAAATTTATCTAAACTCAAAGAGGCTTTGAAGGAAGTCTCTTTTTCTTTTGCGCGGAAAAGGGAAAGACGGAACTTGGCTGAACTAACCGCTTTTTTACAACCGCAGCAACTTCTTACGCCTTTATTTACAATGGAACTACCGAACACATCCACAGCGGACATAAAACTCGCCGTTGAGCGCCTCTCAGCACAGAGGCAATCTTTACAAGTCTTTTACGATTATTACGGCGGAAAACATCAACTAAACTATTCCTCGCAAAAGTTTAAAAACAAATTCGGGCGTCGCCTTCAGAGCCTCAGAGAAAACCTTTGCCGCGTTGTCGTCAAAGCTCCCGCCTCGCGGCTTGAAACAATCGGTTTCCAATCTGACTCAAAAGAAATCGAAAAAGCGGCGTGGGGCGTCTGGAAGCAAAACAATCTGCCGTTTAACGCCGGAAAAGTTCACCGCGAAGCGTTTAAAACCGGCTCTGCTTATGTCATCGTCTGGGCTGATAAAAACAATAAAGCGAGAATTTATCCGCAGGTTTCAAGCAACATTACGGTTTGGCGCGATCCGGAAACCGGCGAAATCAATAAAGCCGCAAAAATGTGGCAGGAAAATAAAAAATGGTTTTTGACGCTTTATTATCCGGACCGAATTGAAAAATACATTTCGGAAAACGAAAACAGCCGGGCTAGTTTTATCCCCCGCCGAGTGGAGGGTGAAGATTTTCCCTTAAAGAACGAATGGGGCGTTGTTCCGGTTTTTGAATTTGTACCCGAAGCGGAAACGGACGACCGCGGCGTTTCGATTCTTTCCGACGTAATTCCCTTAAATGACGTTCTGAATAAGTCCTGGAGCGACATCATCGGCGCTCAGGAAGAAAATATGCGCCGTCGCCGTTTTGTCGCCGGTCTGCAAGTCGAGACGGACGAAGAAACCGGAAAGAAAATCAATCCCTTTAAACCGGATGATGATGTTTGGATTGCGGGCGAATCCGAAACCAAATTCGGAGAATTTTCCGACGCCGATTTAACTAAAATGCTGGAAGTTCTTGACCGCGCGGTCAAAGCGATTGCATTGGTTTCGGGCATTCCGCCTTCATACTTCAACATCGAGTCGGTCGGCACTGCTGTTTCGGGCGAGGCTCTGCGGAAAATCGAAGCTCGCTTTATCGCGATTGTGCAGGATGCTCAGCGTTCATTCGGCGAATCGTGGGCAAATGTGATGAGCCTTTGTCTCCAAATTGAAGACAAAAAAGTCGGTTCGATTGAAACGCAGTGGACGCCCGCCGCGCCCATCGGCGAACTTGAGGCTTTGGACATAAATCTTAAAAAACTTTCTTTGGGCTGGTCGGTAGAGCAAATTCAAAGGGATTATGGTTTAAGTGACACACAAATTTCTCTAATGGCTAAAGAAATTGATGAAAGAAAGAAAAAAGCAGTAGAAACCTCTGCTAAATTTTTCGACGGCGGAAGTCTATTTGAATAAAGGCATCCGTCCACTGCGGCGGCAATCTACAAATTAAATTTGTAGATTCTCAAACAACGTACAAACTATTGTTTCACGTTAGCGTTTGAACGCTCTACCTGAGCGCGTTTTAAAATCACCTGAGCCGACACTAAATCTCTGTCAGATTCAAGCCCGCACGAATCACATTTATGATTCCGAACGGCTAAAGTTTTCGGAACATTTGCCCCGCAAATACAAGTTTGGCTCGTGCCGTATGGCGAAACTTCAACCAATGTTCTACCAGCATTTTCAGCTTTGTAGCGTAATTTGAAGAAGAAACTAGACCAACTTGCATCTAATACCTGTCTGGCTAATGCTCCTTTGCACAAACCTTTGATATTTAATTTTTCAATCGCTATCAAATCATTTTCAGAAATTATTTTTGTAGATATTTTATGCTGAAAATCGTTTCGCTGATTAAAGATTGTTTGATAAACCTTTTGCAGCAACAATAGTGCTTTTCTTCGGCGGTTGCTGCCTTTTTTTCGCCGTGCTACGTGGCGGTGCGCTTTTCTCAGTTTCTTTTGCGATTTTTCGGCTTCTCTTTGGTTGTCAATAATCGTGCCGGATGAAAGAGCGGCAAAACTTTTTAAACCGACATCTATACCGATTTCGTTTCCTGTTTTAGGTAACAATTTCGGCTCAAATTCAACAACTATAGAAACATACCATTTTCCACATTGACGTTTAACGGTTGCGGTTTTCATCTTCCCGTCAATATTCTGATGTTGTTTTATTTTTATTAAACCTAGACGCGAAAGATTAAATTTGCCGTTTTTAAAATTGTATCTTGTATTTGGCACTGAGAATGAATTAAAACGGCGGTAACTTTTAAATCGGGGAAAACCCGATTTTTCGCCCCTTTTAACTCTGCGGTAAAAGCCTTTAAATGATTCATCCAATCTTCGCAGGCAATTTTGAAAAACAGAAGAATTTACGTCTTTTAATTCAGGTCTTATTTGTTTAATTTCCGGCAACTGGTTTTGCTGGTCAAAATAATTAACGGAGATTTGGTTTAATCGCCAAGCATCGCGCCGTTCCTGCAAAGCAGCGTTATATAACTCACAACAAAAACTTAGCCAAGTTTCGAGTTTTTCGGTTTGCGCTTTCGTTGGGTATATCCTGAATTTATAAGTTTTGATAACCGTTTTCGACATAATTCAATACCGATTACATTCTTTACAGGTCGAGCGCAGACCGCCCGTTTTGCGAGGATAGAAGTTAGAGCGCAAGACGAAATGCTTTCCCTTGTTGCACCATTTGACCGACGCGCCCCGAATTATCAATTTCCGGTCAATCTCTCTTTCGACGACATCAATCAACTGCCGAATGAAAGTTTGTTCTTCCGTCGGCAGTTGGTTGATTTTCTCAGCAATTAATTCAAATCTCTCCTTCATCTTCTCCGACAACCGAAACGCCATTAGCGCGGGTTACTTCAATATCCGCGCCGTTGCCGTTTCTGCGATAAGCGTCAAGAAACACTTCAATCGTCTGCTCATCGTCCGTGTCGGCAAACGAAGCCATAAAACGCAAGGCGTCCGAAATCATATCGGTCAAAGGCTGCGGCACGTCCTTGTGCTTTAAAACGGCGGAAAGCAGCACGGGCAAAGTGAATCTTTCCTCAAGCCCGTCAATTTCATTGTTCGTCTGCAACTCGACTAATGAGACGAAATGCAGCGCGTTTCCAACTAAATCCACGCCCGTTTCGCCCGTTGCCTGAATGGTTTCGATAAAATACATCTCGCCTAATTTGGAGAGAGAATTATCATCGTCAACTAAAATCAGCATCCGCATTAAGGCTTGTATTTTGTATAAAGCCTGCAATGCGGATTGGGAGTTTCCGTGCGGCGTGTTGGGAAAATCGGTTTTCATCTCGCCACCTCCATATTTTGGAGTTCGTCGAAACCGTTCCAATTCAAGCCGCTAAACGCTTCGGGAAAGTTTTCTTTCTCGAACGTCACTCCGAATCTGCGCTCTGAAATCGCTAATAATCTCGACGCTTCCGCGAGGTTGAGCAGGTAAGCCAAATCAAGACCGTAGCTAGTCGCGCAATCTTTACAGACCGGATGCTTTGTGGTTTCTTCGACAATCTCAAGACCGATGTTTGCATTGGTCGCTTCGGTGCAAACAGGACATAATTCGCCGATTATGCGGTTCATCCTGATTGCCAATTCTGGAATTAGAGTTAGATTTGTTGTATTGTTTTTCATTGAATCCTTTCATTTGTTAAAAGTGGAAGAAAGAAAAGCAGAGGTGATTGGTACTCACCTCTGCTTTTTGATTTTTAGCCAGCGCTCACGGCTGGTTTTCGATTGAGCAGACCGCGTTCCGCCAAAGACATATTGAGCGCAGCCGCAGCAACCAAATGTTTGCAGGCTTGATTGTTAAGACCTGCTTTGCACGAGCAGTGACCGTATCTGCGGTTGTTGCGGATAAAGAAATTAACTGTATAAGTGTTGCCGCTAATTTTGCTTTCGACGCGATACATACGAGAGGCGTTCGTCATTCTGACGACAAGATTACGAGCTTCCGATTTAGCTTTATTAATGGCGTTTTCGAGTTGTGCGCGGGTTTTGAGTTCAATCATTTTCTTGTCTCCTGTTATTGATTAGTCATTTCTGACTCTTTTAAGAGTATAATATCTATGCATACTATATGTCAAGATATAAATGCGCGAATATATTATCTTGACATATAATTTCAGAGGTATTATATTTCTGGTATGATTTCGGGCGTGGTTAGAATTAAATTAAGCGAGTTGTTAGAAAAGCGGGGAAAAAGTCTATATGCCGTATCGAAAGAAACGGGCGTAGCTTATAACGCTTTGAGCAAGATAAAAAACAACAAAGTTAGCGGAATTACTTTTGATGTAATGGAAAAACTTTGTTTGAATTTGGATTGCTCGCCAAACGATTTGTTTCAAATCACGCCGGACAAGATAGCAAAATGAGCCGAGAAAATATTACTTCACCAAAAACTTTTATGAGGGAAATTATGAAGAAACAATTATTTACAATGTCAGCAATAGTGATATTACTTTTAACCTCTAACGCAACTACCTTCGGGCAGAAAGAATACACGGTTGCGTTCCGAACTGTAGCCGGAGAACCTAGCCGGTATATTACTTATCCTGGAAATTGCGAAGCAGGTTTAAATTCAGGACGTAACGAAATCACCGCTAACGCAATTTTTACGCTAATTGACTTAAACGAAGGCGTGATAGAAGATGGGGATTCTGTGAGAATTAAATGCGGCGATAAACATTGGCGAGCTAGTGGAAATTCTATTGCGCTAGAAGGCGGAATAGTAGATAAAGCAACTAAGTTTAAAGTCAAGAGATTTGGAAACTTCATTATGCTTTATACATACAACAGACGCAGCTTTGTAGTTGCACCAGCAAATGGCGGCAGTCTATCAACGAACTTTAGTAAAATAGAAGAAGACAAACAGCTTGGTATATTTGAACTGAAATTCAACCCAGCTATACGTTAAAGTTAGTAATGCGGCTAACAATTCATTGGACGGGATGTTTCAATCAGCCGCTCCTCTTAAATCATTCAAACTCCTCTCGAATGAAGCCGCTTTTATAGCGGCTTTTCACATTTCGCACACCTCGAAAAATAATTCAATTTTCAAGTTTTTTATTTTCGATGATAGGTTTTGTGTTTGTTTGGGGCGTTAATGAATAAGAGCGGGCTTTACTCTCAAAAATATGTTTAATCGGTGTTGTCTATGTCATATGTAAGTGAGATTATGTTCATCTTAAAATAGTTATAATAAGTAAAGACAAGAATCTTGTTGAATTTGTTAGTAATGGTAAAAGGAATATGCAAAAGCAGGAAACATCTAGTGAACGCCATTTAATTAGAAAAGATGAGAATCTTGAACAGCCTCCAAAATATTTTAACGAATTGAGTCCTACAGACCAAATGCTTTTTGCTAAAGAAGTGGCGCTTCGTGAAGAAAAGAATCACAAACGTATTCGAGAGGAATCATTAATAATGCAACTCTTGGATATTCTTCTTTCCTCTTCCGGTTTGTTAGGTATATTCTTCGGAACAATCTACTTGATTGATTATCTTATACCTTTTTTAAATTTAAAAAAATCTTTGGAATCAATATCACCTGTTATTTTAGTTTTAATCTTAGTTTCTGTAGGTTCAAGAATCTTGGTGCTTTATTTAGATTTTCTGATTTCTGACCTTAGACTTTTAAAAGCAAAAATCTTATTTACTGAGATTTTTAGCCGAAATAAATAATGGACAAGCAATTATCGAAACTTAAGTCCTCAAAAAACAAATTAAAAAAAGTTGGAACGGCAGTTACATTTGGAACGGTTGGTGAAGTTGTCGGTTTGATAGCTGCGCAATTTATCTCTGATGCTTTTTTACCAGATTATTTGATTGCTCACGGAACAGGCGTCCTATTTGGTTTGATTGGTACGCTTTTCTTTTCCTCCAAATATAACACCGAGCCGGGAAAAACCCTTAGAGATTGCCTTTCTGACGCTGATTTGATGTTCCTCGATAATTTAATTGACGAAAAGCAACGTTTGAGAATGCGAGACAGTTGTATGGAGAAGTTTTTGAAATCTAATGAATAAAGAACACTTTACCTGTTAGGAAGTTTTATTTCATATGTATTTTGTATCTATTCAAAACTAACAACCGCTCAATAAAATTTATCTAAACTCTAAGAGGCTCATTTGAGTCTCTTTTTCTTTTGCCCACCGGCGAGAGCGAAACGCTCGACAACATGAATAAAAAACAGCGTCTCGGCTGGTCGAACGAACAGTTGCAGCGCGATTTCGGATTGTCTGATGAGCACATCAAAAAGATGACGGAAGAAAACCAGCGGCGCGCGGTCGCAGAATCCGAAGCAAAAGCTAAGATGTTCGATTCGGGAATGAGCTTGATGAGTTAGTTATGAAGTGTATTTCTGTTCTTGTCAAAAGGTTATTTTGTTCTCACGTTTTTAGGTACCGCCGAAATATTTACGGCGACGAAATAATTTATTCCGGTTTTAAACGAACTCTTTACAAATGCATTTCTTGCAAAAGCTATAAAGGCATTGAAGATTTCACAACACAAGAGATTTTATGACGCCGGAACAATTAGCAGCCGAGCAGCGCGCCTTTCTGATCAGAACCGAAAAGCAGTCGGCAATTTTGTTGGCGGCTGAATTCGACGCGCTAAAACGAGAGATTTCCGACTATTTGACAGCAACTTTACCCGGCGAAATTACGCTCGCCAAAATCGAGGAAAGAAACTTTCTCGCGCGGTTTTTGGACAAACTGACCGAAGAAATTGACATTTTGTCATCGCCGCTTGCCGTAGCGGTCGCCAGAGCGCAAAAACGAGTCATTAATTTTGCCGCCGATTCTCTGAAAAGATTCTTGCCGGAAATTAGAGCTTCAATTTTCGAGACTGACAAAGAAGCGATTCGACAATTAATCAACCGGACGCAGCGGGGCGAATCTTTGCTAAAAGCATTTTCGCGTTTGAGCGAGCCAATCGCGCTCAGAACCAAACAGGAATTGATTGAAGGTTTTCGAGAGGGCGAAACGGCGGCAAACATCGCAGCTCGGATTAACGATGTTTCAGATGTCGGATTGACTCGCGCGATGACGCTCGCTCGAACCGAAACAAATGAAGCATATCGAGCTGCAAGCCGTGACTTTTTTCGGGACGCGGATATTAAAAAATACGTCTGGTTATCTGTACTCGATGTGAGAACCTGTAGTCGCTGTTGGTTTTTACACGGAAAAGTCTTTAAAACCAAACATAAAGTCACAAGTCATCCCAATTGTCGTTGTACCCTTATACCAAAGCAGTCGAATATTGAAATTGTTTCAGGTGCGGAAAGGTTTGCCATTCTGAACGAAGGTTATCAAAGACAAATCATCGGAAGTAGAAGGCTGGAAATGTATAAGCAAGGCGTTAAATTTGATTCGTTTTTCGACTCGCGCCAAACTGAACATTACGGAGAGCAGATTTTTATAAAACCGCTTGCCGATTTTTCAGATTACAGCTAACTTAATCAGCAATTCTTTTCGCATATCCGCATTAGCTCTTTTGTAAAACGGCGTGGCAATAAGGCGCAAAACTCGAAAACCTTTGTTACTCAAAAAAACGTCTTTTTTAGCGTCGCGCGTTTTGGATTTTTCGTGCCAATAAGGTTCGTCAACTTCTAAGATTAAGTTCAAATCCGGCAGGTAAAAATCCATTGAACCCTGCCAACCTTTTATTCTGTATTCTTGAATAAATCGAATATCAAGCTGTCCTAACAATAACCGAACGTTTTTTTCCGGCTCTGTCTCGCCCTGATATTTTCTGTAACAGCTAACAGAGCAAAATTTCGCTGTTTTTAGGTGAACAGGCGAAATACGAAAAGACTTTCCGCAATTAAGACAGGAAACCGAAACAACAGGGCGGCGACAAGTTTCCGAACAATGTTTATGTCCTACGCGCCTTTTTGGAAATCTCTTTCCACAGCGTTGACAATTAATGTAACAAGTTTTCGCAAAGGAACATTCTTGAGAGCAATTGGTATAACGATTCTGATTTGAACGCGGCACTGCGAAATCTTTTCCACAATTAGCGCACGTTTTAACAACGTTCGTAATTTTCTGACGACAAGCTAAAGAGCAATAATCGCCGTACTTTGAAAGACTCCGCTTCTTAAATTGCGAAGGAAAAAGTTTAAACTGTTTTCCGCAAACGGAGCAGATTTTTTCCATAATTCAATACCGATTGCATTCTTTGCAGGTTGAGCGCAGACCGCCCGTTTTGCGCGGGTAAAAGTTTGTACGCAGAACAAAGTGTTTGCCCTTATTGCACCATTTGACCAACGCGCCTTTAATTATCAATTTCCGGTCAATCTCTCTTTCGACGACATCAATCAACTGCCGGATGAATGTTTGTTCTTCCGTCGGCAGTTGATTGATTTTTAGTGCGATTTGCTCAAATCTCTCCTTCATCTTCTCCGACAACGGAAACGCCGTTTGCGCGGGTTACTTCAATGCGCGCCCCGAATCCGTTTTCTTCGTAAGCCGACAAATACATCTCGATAACTTCCGGCGTT